CTTCCGACTGTGGATGCGGACATACCACGTTGAGCTAATACAGACTCTACTGCTGCTACAGCAGGTCTAGCCCATGTAGGAATCTCACCTTCTTCAATACCTTTTAATAATGTGTCTATCTGATTAGATACTAAAGCTTCTTCTGGTAATCCAGCTATAATACCTCTTTCAGCTTCACTAAAGTCTGCTAGTCTATCTTCTAAAGCTTCTGGGTCGTTACCAAGCTCTGTAATATCTGCATCACTTAGTCCAGCATTTGCTAATTGTTTCTTAGCCCTTGTAACTCTTGCTAGAGAACTACCAACGTTCATTACAGCAGTTGATTGAGCTTCAGGACTTAATGTACCAATAACTCTTTCAGTTAAAGCACCTTCTGGTATTTCTACATCTGCAGCTTGAATTGTTGGTACACGTTCAACACCTGCAGCTTGAGCAATAGATTCATCAGAAACTTCTCCAGTTGCAGCTTCTACTTGTGCATCTGTATCAACTGTAGTTGCTGCCATCTGTGCAGCTTGTATTTGTTCTGGTGTTTGAGCTTGTGCAGTTTGATCTACTGTAGTTACTTGTTCTTGTCCAACACCCGGTGCAGTTCTTGTTTGAACTGTGGTAGGTGCAGCCATTGTTGTAACTTGTTGAGGAGCAGTATCTGGAACTGGAATAGCATCTGGTACTACAGCCTGTGTTGGAACTTTACCAGCAGCAGCATCATCAATAGATTGTCTTAGTTCAACTTTCTTTGCTTCTTCTGCAGCCTTTGCAGCTTCTTCTGCAGCTTTTGCAGCAGCTTCTTCTTCTGCTTTTTTAGCAGCAGCTTCTGCAGCATCTTGTTGAGCTTGTGCTATTGCAACAGGGTCATAAGCTTGTTGATTTTGTAAACCACGAATTTGATCGTATTCAAAACGACCACCTTCTTGAGCTTGTACTCTACCACCTTGACGATAGTCTTGTCTTTCTACTGAACTTCTTTTTCTATCTTTTCTTTTTGACATTCTTATTTCCTATATACCTATTTTACTTAACTTCAAAGAGTTTGTCAACCTTTTCATGTAACTTTTCCATTCTTTCCATTAATAGATTAAAATCATCTTTTAGTTCTAGTTTTGTGACATACTCTTTTGCAATCTCTTCACGTGTTTTATTAATGAGTATGTCTTGTCTTTTAAGCTCTGAAGAGTTTACTCTAATCTGAAACCAGATTGGAGCAAGTATCAAAGTTATGAGAACATTCCAAACAATGTAAGGTGATACCATTTCCATGTTAGTCTACCTGTGGTAGTTCGCCAAGAGGTCTTACTGGTGGTGTTGCATCGTTGTAAACGTATAAAGCTGCTAAAGCATCAACGTTTGCAGCGTTTGTTATCTGTGTACACATAGCGTTAGCTTTGGTTCTTACTGCAGCTCTTTTAGTTGTAATAGAACTAGGAACTGCTGTACCACCTTCTGCAGCTCTAACAACCATCCAGTCTGTAGGTTGTAATATACCAGCAGCTTGTGCGTTTATCCTGTCTATATGACCTTGACGGATGCCCGGTTGTTTAACTTCACCTTCAGTTCCTAAACCATCAGTCTCGTCTTGTGCAGTGTATAAAGTATCTGCTATATTTTTTGCTGTAGCTGTACCATAAGATGCTGTGACTGTACCGTCTGCAAACGCAAAAGACTGATTTGTATTTACGTAATACTCTTTGTCTTTTAAGTTTGAGTTGTCTATAACAACTTCATAAATCCCTATAGCTTCTAATTCAGAAGATGTCCAAAGCATAAAGATATTACTAGGATAATTTACATCACCTATGGTTAAACCTTTAGGTCTTGTATAGACCTGTGTTACGTTATCTGATTCTACTAAAGCCCACATAATTTACCTCGCTGTTGTTGGGATTCCTGTTGATGTTGTGAATGGATTTTCTGCAAATGCCATGTAAAGTGTATTAGTACCGCTTTCATTTGTTGTTGTAGCACTATTTCTTAATTTAAATCCATTACTTAAAAAATCTATACCTATGTTTGTGTTTGTATTTTCAGCAAAAACATTTGATGGTGAGATACCTGTGTCTACTTGATTTATTGGGTCTAGTTTGTTATCAAAAATATACCAATATTTATAATTTGAATTACCTTTAATTAATATAAAAGCAGGTTTGAAGCCTGTATAGACAAACGGACCATTTGCATTTCCATTACCGACATACCTACCAATTTTGCTATAACCTTGTTTAGAAGCAAATGCATAAGCAACATATGTTGCATTAGCAGCGTTTTTTTCTGCTGTTGCAGTGCTACCAAGATTAGTTGTTGTTGAGGTAAATGTACACAAAACATTAGTTGCTTCTGTACCATCAGTATTTAAAGTAGTTCTTGCTTCGCCTTTAATTTGAACATCCCAGTTATTTGTTCCAGCATCTCTTCTTTTAAAAATTATAAGGTCGGGCTTTACTCCTAGTCCATGTCCTATAGTAGTAGATGTATTTCCTGTACCTGTATAAGTTATAATACTAAACCCTGCGTCTTGGTTGGCTTGAACTACGCTACTATGGTTACCATCATTATTGGTACTAGTCGTACCACCATTGGCTTTCCATTGCCAACAAATAAAAGGTTCATCGTGTTGATTAACAGCTCCTGAACTACTTTTTACCGTAAATCCATCTGTATTAAAAGAAACTAGTCTATCTGCTATAGTTCCCTCTGCATCATTTCTATCAGAAGTTAAGTATTTAGTAACTCCTCTTGTTGAATCAAATAACAAATGTTGGTTATCGTAATTTCTTCTTTTAAACCAAGTAAGGTCAGGTTTTAAATCACTATTACCATCATTAGTAATTGCGTTTGTATCATCAGAACTATCTCCATTACCAGTATAAGCCTTAGCTTGAAAATGTGCTGAAGGGTCGTCTATATTTGTATAAGCCATTATCCGTACTCCGCTAAGTTTTTAGTGCATAAGGCATAGTAGCCTGATGGGGGTGCGTATTCAAAAGTTCCGTAGCCATTAGCATCTGTTGCTGCACTTGATATAAAGTTAGAAGGAATGTAGCCACCAAAGTTTGCTGTTTGGACACTACCTTTAGTTTGAACAACAGGAATAGCAAAGATGCCATCATCGGTCTGACTTCCCATGTTATACAAAGATAAATTTGTTCCATTGGTAACTGCACTGCCATCATAATAAAAACTTATTTGGTTATCATCTAAATTTAGAGCAATACCAACAACCTTACCTACCCCACCAGAGCCAACAGTTCCTAGTCCAGAGGTAATTGACCTGCTTCCACCATTCCATGCAACATAATTACCATCATTCAGTTGCCATACAGCAAGAGCATCGCCATTGGTGCTTGCTCCTACTTGTACGCCATCATAGTCTTGTTGAAATGTGTGAAAACCAACATAAATTCTTGCACCATATGTTGCTCCTACTTCATTAATATAATTTTCAAAGTACCATTTACCTTTTGTTACTCCCATAGTTCCTGCATATGAAAGGTCTTGGTTGCCCCCACTTAATCCATATTGAGTTGCACCATTTGAAGGTAATTGTACGCTGCTATTAAATCCTGTAAAAAGTGGATTAAGCGTACAAAAATTATTGCTTGGAACATCCGTAGCTTGGTCATTTTGATTTATATTTTGTACCGAAAATCCATGTCCGCTACCTGCTGAGTTTGCACCCATGCTTGCAGCATTTTCAAATTTTAAATATGTGCCATTAGTTCCTACGGATATAGCACTTAAATCTTTAGGTTTCCAAATACCACTATCATCATCAAACTCACCAAAGTCTGTAGGTGCTGATGCAGTTCCATCTTGGATAAGAACTTCTGCCATGTAGCCATTAAAAGTTGCAAAACTGCTTTCATCTACAGTAGATTGACCAATGTGTTGTTTTTCAAAATTCATCCCTGTAGTATCATTTTGAGAAAAATTGTTTTTTGTACTAAAAGATGTTTCTTCAACACCATTAACATATAATCTTGTTCTGTTGTCGGCTGTGCCACTTGTCGTATCTATGGCTACAACTATATTGTACCAAGCAGAAGCATCACGAAAAACTCTGTTTGTTACTCTTAAAACAGTAGAGCCTGTTGCAATTCTTAAAGTATCATCTGTATCAAATCTAACAAAAAGCCTTCCTGATTCACTGTTAGTGTTTCCTTGTTCCCAAAGAAATTGAGTTGTGCCAAATGAAGTTCTTTTAATCCACATACTAACAGTGCCTTTGGTTCTATTGCCTGTTGTTCCAATAGTGTAATTAAAAAATTCTGAATTGACTCCTGATGTTTGTAGCTTTACAGAGTTATCAATATCATAAGACCCAGTAGATATACTTCCACGATTAGCTGTGCGTTGTAATACTTCCATAGATTATTAAGTTTGTGCCATGTTCTGTACTCTGCCAATCTCTTGCCAGACAGAACCGTTGTATCTAAAACTAAAGATATCAGTCTTGTTAGCTGTAGCAGTTACAGTAGGTGCTGTTGAAGCTGCGAACTCGAATATTGTATTCCACGATACTGTTCTTGGAGTACCATCTTGTGCTATTTCAACAGAAATAATTGCACCTTCTACTGCATTACTTGGCGCAGCCATAGTTACGTTACCTGAGTAACTGTTTGTATTTAATCCTAAAAACGAATTTGCAGCTGCTGCAGTATCCCATGCGACACTTGATGCATTAGATAGTGCTACTTGAGAAATGTTTGCAGACGTTTGACAAGTTACTACACCTGAAGTGTTAAGCGTACCATCAATGTCTGTGTTATCTAAGTTTGAAGTACCATCGACATCTATGTCTCCGGAGATATCTAAACTTGTAGCATCAACTTCACCTGCTACTGTAACAACACCACTAGCTACAGTTATTAAATCTGTATCTCCTGTGTGTCCAATAGTAGAACCATTAATAATAACATTATCAACTGTAAGAGTTGTAAGCGTACCAAGACTTGTAATGTTTGATTGAGCTGCACCTGTTACGGTAGCTGCTGTTCCTGATACATTACCTGTTACGTTTGCTACGAGTGTACCTACTGCATAACCTGTTGCACCTGTATTTACTGTAGTGCTTGGCTCTGTTTGTGTATCTACAAATAATCTAAATGTATTGTCATCAGATGCATCATAAAATAAACCTGCATATTTAGTTGTACTTGACTCTACATACTTACCAAAAAAACCAAAGTCTGTAGCATTACCACTATTATTATTAGCTAGTGATTGAAAATTAGAGTTAGATACTATTGAACCTGTTTGTGTTGTACTACCAGTAACTACTAAGTTTCCTGCAACTGTTAAATCATTTGCAATGGTTACATCGTTAGATAACTTAGCACCTGTAACTTGGTCGTCTGCAATATGTGCTGTATCAATACTACCGTCAGCTATTTGAGCTGAATCAATAGCATCGTCTGCTATCATAGAATTTACAATAACATCACTACCAATTACAAAGTCTAGTGTATTATCACTATCATCATAGGTTACTTCTATTCCAGTTTCTGTATTTGAACTAACCATAGCACCAACAGTATCTGAAATAGTTTCAGCAAGTGTTGTACCATTAACTGTAATAGCATCAGCTTCAAGTGTACCATCTACATCTACATTTCCTGAAATATCTAATGTAGCTGCTGATAATTCACCACCAATAGTTAAGTTTCCAGAGCTAGGATTATAACTTAATCCAGTATCTGTTTCTGCACCTTGAGTACCTGTAGCACCATCTACAAATAACGGATAAACTGTTTCGTCTGTAGAGTTATTAGCACTTACTGTAACTGCTGTAGCAACTGCTGCTGTACCTGTAATGTCACTTGAAGTTAATGCAAGTGTACCTGTTGTTGTAGGTAAAGTTACAGTAACATTTCCACTATAAGCTGCGTGAGCTGCTGCTTCTATTCTAGTATAATGAGCATTAGATGATTCACAATATAAATCAATTCTTGACTTAGAACCACCATTTTTAATTGCTATAGCACCTTGAGATATTGCTACTCCATTTGTAGAGCCACCAGCAATACCTAATGTTCCTGCAATCGTAGCATTAGTATCTGCTGTTAAAACACCAGTAACATCTAACGTACCTGCAATATCTATATTAGTATCAAGCATTGAACTAACAATAGAGTCAGCACCGATTACAAAGTCTAATGTATTATCTGAATCATCGTAAGTTACAGATATACCTGTTTCAGTGTTAGAGCCAACCATAGCTCCTACAGTATCACTAATTGTTTCTGCTAATGTTACACCAGCTATGGTAATTGCATCAGCTTCTAAAGTTCCGTCAATGTCTGCATCACCACTAATATCTAGGGTAGCAGCATCAAGTTCTCCAGAGATTGTGATGTTTCGTCCACCAGTAATATCTTTGTTAGAGTCTGTAATAATAGCTTTACTTGCTATAACAGTTCCATTAGTTATGCCATCTATAAGGTTTATATCGGCTGCACTAGCTGTTACACCATCAAGGATATTAAGTTCAGCAGCAGTAGATGTTACTCCGTCTAATATGTTTAGTTCTGCTGCAGTAGATGTAACTGTTGTACCATTAATAGCAAGGGTATCAATTTCAGCAGTGCCATCAATATACAAGTTTCTCCATTGTTGTGAAGAACTTCCTAAGTCATAAGTATCATCATCATCAGGTATAATATTAGAATCAACATCAGCACCAAAGACTACGTTATCAGTAGCTGCATCACCCATAGTGATTGTACCACCGTTAAAAGTTGTTGTGCCTGTAACTGTAAGATTACCACCAACACTTACGTTTCCGGTTGTGGTAATTGTATCGGTATAGGTATCTTTAAATCTTAAACTTGTTGTACCTAAGTCAATATCGCTGTCTGTAACAGGTACAATAGCACCATCGGCTATGTATAACTGTTGTACAGGACTACTAGATACTTGTACATAAAACTCAATATAGTTATTTGTTGTATCAATTAATACTTTGTTATTGGGAGCAGTTTCTCCTGCATCACCAATAAGACCAATCACTGGACCTTCAGCAGCAGTACCATCATGTGCGTGACCTGATGTGTTGCTAAAAGCATTTAAAATTTGATTGTATTCGTTATTGAATAGTGCAGCAGTTATTGTGTCTCCATCGGAAAACGAACTCTGTCTTATGTACCCTGCCATTTGTTTATCTCCTACCTGAAGGTATAAAATCTATATATAAACCATTTATCTTGTATGGTGGTTTTGTATCTTCTGTAACAACTGTAAAGTTATTACTTGTACCACTTCCTTGTACTGGTATTCTTATCATCGGTGCTGCAGTACCACCAAATACTGTTGCATTAAACACTGCATCTCCAAAGATTGCAGGTGGATTAACTGTACCAAAAGAAAAATCACTTGTTGGTTGTGGAATATCTTGACTGTTAAAGTCGTATTTAATTTGTAGTGCTGGAGTTACAACTCCTTCGGCTGAACAAGAAACTCTAACATAGTGTAAAGTTTTTAAAGTTCCTAAGTCTCCGTAGTCATAGTCTGGTGTGGCGTATCTAGCAAGTATGTTAGACCCATTAAAGTCGTTACCTGAATCGTGTACAAGCACATAGCCATCAGTATCACCGTGAAAATATTTTTCAACACCATCATCATTAAATCCAGCTCCTATACTGGTTACTTCTATTCCTTTTGTTTCTGACCACTCAAACCCGTTTGGTCTAAGTGTTCCTATAATTCCTTTTTGTTGTGCATTGATAACTGTAGTATCTGTGTAAAATAATCTATACTGAGACTTTTCTCTAATAACAACACTTGATATTACAAACTTGTTAATGTTTTCTGCTAACTGTGTAATAATAGGTTGTATAGCTTTACTAACTGTACCTAACTCAACGTCTCCAATCCTTGCAGTACCAGCAACCGTTCTTAATCCATCGGGTGCTAAGAAAATAAGGTCACCACCTATCTCTTGGATACTGTAACCTGATAGACACCCAATGTTTTTTGCCACTGGAACTACCACCGGTGTACCGTTTATATCTTGTAGCTTGAATATACTGTTTCTACAAAATATAAAAAGTTCTTGACGGAAACTTCTAATACCTACTATTTGGTCTGATAAAGTTATTGAACCTGCACCACTACCACTAAAACTTGTCGGGTCTAATAAAGAACTATAGAATACTGTACTTAAATTATCTTCAACACCTGCTGCAACTAAACGCTTGTCATGTATTGTTACATGTTGAGCTTTTTTAGTAGATGAGTGTGTTGGGTCTATTGTTCCTGAAAAAAAAGTTCTAGTGTTAATGTTAGCACCAGTACCTTCCATTCTAAAATAATATATTAAATTATTTGCATCAGCAATCATTAACATACCATAATCGTATGTTGGTCCTTCAAACAATGCAAAACTTACTTGTCCTTGTGATGTTCTTGATAGTGTACTACGACCTGTAAAGGCTGTATAGTTATCGCCACTACTAGCTACTGAACTTCTACTTACGTTCAACCAACTTGTGCCATCTTGACTAAAGAATATCCCTGTCGATGCACAAGCTATAACTCCATCACCGTAAGGTATAACTCCAAGAATAGTATCAGTACTACCACTGACTTGAGCTGCACTACCAGCTCCTAGTCTACTAAAACCATTAATACGTCTATAACCACCTTCGATAGAAACTTCAAAGTTACTAAGGTCTGTAGCTACACCGGGAGTTTTAAGTAAGTCAATCTGATTAGAAGCTTTGACTAAACCACCAGCACATGCAACTGTATAAGGTTGTGATGTTGCCATAAATTATTTTTTAATTAGGTTTGGCTGTTGGCATTTCGCCATTTTTGTAAGATGGTTGTCCGCCTTTATTTAAACCAACTCTACCACCTTTGTTTAAAGGTTGTGCAACTTTCATTGCAGCATTAGAAACAGCTTTTGCAGCTTTACCCGGAAGTGCTCCAGCTACAGCTCCTACTACTTTTGCTTGTGCCCTTACGGGGGCTGTTTTAATATTGTACGCTGCTTTACCTACACCTTTTAAAAATCTTTTCATTGTTTTCTCCTATTAAAAGTACTTTCTATCGTCTGTCATAGTACGAGGAGTAGGATTAATCAAATTAGATTTCATGCTCCTCAATGCTTTCTTGTAATCATCCATAGCAAAAGCTGCTTGTTGTGGAGATTCTTTGAACTGCCATACATAGTATCTTGTTTTAGCAGTTATAACATTCGTGTATTGTTCTGGGAATACAACGGTATCTCCATGAGCTGAAAGCTTTGTAGGCTTTTCAAACGCATAGAAGTGTACGTTGTAAACTTTATCAGGGATTGGACTTAAGCCAAACTTCCTGCCATCTGGTGATTTAATAACTCTGCAAGGCTCACCATAAGCCTGTGAATCTGCATCGTCTATGTTTTCGTTGTCTCTGTAATATCTTTTCCAATCAGCTAAGTTTAAAAACTGTAATCCTCTTGAGACAAAAGGAGATGATTCACCACTCACGTTAATGGTGGTTAAATAAAAATCGTCCCAGTCTATCGAAGCGTAATCGTCTTGAACGCTTGAGCTACTAGCTTTTAACTCGTACCATCTAGTACCAGCTACTGTAGCCACTGTCACGTTTCCATAGAATGGGTCAGTTCCACCACTTTCACCTACTGCAAAAAATGGTAACTGTGGTTCTTCATTTGCTATATCGAATATAGACTTGTTGATGGCATCCTTAGTAAACTGCTGAAGTCCTACAGCACTTGAAAAGTTTGCAGACGTAAGAGGTATCTCATTGAGTTCTCTTAGTACTTCGTTAGTTAAATCTAAATATGTTGTTGCCATTATTTACCTTTAGCTTTTAGTTTTGCTTTCTTACTTAAATCTTTAAAGTGAAATAGTTTTACACTTGTTTTTGTATGATTTGTATTAGTATGTAAATCTCCGTTAGGCATTTTATGAGTCTTGCCTTTCCATTCAGTTCCATCTCTTTTGTAATGAGGTACGCCTTTCATACTAATTAATCTTTGCTTTTTAAGCTTTCGTTGTAATCAGTTTTAGTCATGCATTGTTTTTCCATGTCTTGAATACTAGCATAACCACCTTTACCATACATCATGCGACCCATACTAGCTTGTTTTCTTTCAGGTTTTGTAGAACCATAAGCACGTTGTTTTCTTTTCATTCCATACATTTTCATAATTATTCCTTTAAAAGTGGAGGAGTCCGGAAACTCCCCCGTTAGACTGTTTCGTCAATACCTTAAAACTGTATATTAACCTGCTTGGGTTGTTGTTATACCGTCTTGGACTTTACATTGTCCATCAAGATACCAGTTAGTGCCATCAGACCATACATGAACAAAATCGCCATGTACTGCCTTGTTAGCTACAAATGAGATTGTATCTGCATCTGTAACAGTTGCTACACTTCCTGCTGCATCTTCCGGAGAAGATACGTTACCCACAATGATATTAGCACTGGATGCTGTAACTACGGTATGTGTACCAGTAGGTTCTGTTGCTCCAATGTAAAACCAGTACTCTAATCCTGCTGCTGGAGTAGGTAGAGTTTGAATTTTAGCTGCTGCTACATTTAAAACGTAACGTGTGCCAGATTCTGCTGCGGTAATGGTATTTGCTGCGGTAATTGCTTCAGTGTCTGAAGGTTTTTGGACCTTAGTCGCTAACTCACGAACATCAGATGTTCTTGCTGAGTTTCGACCAGTGTCTCTTATGTTTACTATTGCCATATTATTTACCTCTGTAAAATTTATGCGTTAAAAAAAGAGGAGGAGTCCTAAGACTCCCCCAAAGTTGGTATTAATCAATACCGTAGAAAGCACCTACAATTGCTTCATCTCTAAGTACTTTCGCACCATAGACATGAAGACCTCTCACGATATCACCGAAAGAACTAGGGTCTCTAAGGACCTCAGTTGAAGTGATAGCTTGAGCTGTAGCTGTAGATGAAATATGTCCAGCCAAACATTTACCAGCAGCATTAGATGGTGCAGCAATGTTGTTTGATTTATACATACTAAATCCACGTAGTTTTCCACTTGATACTAGTCCGTTTCTAATCGAACCTTGTCCACCATTGTAGTCTACTGACAACAATTTAGAACTAGATTGTCCTAGAACTTCATAGAAATCAGGACTTGCAACAAACCAACGACCTTCTTCAGGTACGTTCTGTTCGTCTAATAGTCTTGACATTCTACCCATAAGGTCTAGAGGGTCATGTTCGTTAGAATCAAAACCTATGTCTAGATTACCTGTACCGTCAAAAGTTCCAGCAGCTAAATCAGTAGCGTTGTCAGAACCTAAAACGTGGTTAGGTGATGAAGCAGACAATCCAGCAAACATAACAGCTAAGACAGCAGCATCATATGAATCTTTCAATGCATATGCAGCAGAGCTTGAAGCTACTTCTTTGAAGTTGACGTGTGACATTTTGCTCTCAATATCATCTACGATGAATTTAAAAGCTTTAGCACTGTCAACAACCAAAGATGTTTCTTGGTCTGTTAGTTTAGTGGCAGTAGTATCGCTACCTCTTGTGTAATCTGACACAGAGATAACGGGTTCTTTGATAATCTTTACAGAGTCTCCATAAGCAGTGATTTCACCGGCATAGTCGGTGTTAGTAATAGCTTCGATAACAGACGATTTTCTAAAAAAGTTTAAAACCTTTTTAGAGTAAACCGAAGGTAAAAAGAAACTATTAGTTTGTCCACTTACAGAGTTTGCAAAGTTAGCATTAGTATCAGTTCCGGGTTCAAAATATTGAGCCATGTTGATATTCTCCTAAGTTTTTAGTTAATAGTTAATTATTTTGCAATCCTGCCTTCTTGCATAGCTTGGCTTATCTCAGCTTCGTGCTTGTCAAATTCAGCTATAGACATTTTTGCAATTTCCCTTTCAGTCCAAATTTTCTCTTGCTGTGGTTCTACACTAGTTGTTTTAGTGGAAACCATATCAGCAGCAGATTTATTAGACTGTTTAGAACGTGACTTCTTCGGTGCAACATCCATACCAATATCTTTCTTAAACAAATCTAAAGCTCTTGAAGCTAGATCAGCATCGTCAGCATTGTTGTATACCCAATCTTGGATAGACTTTGGCTGCTCTTTAGCCCAACCATGAAAATCATCGCTGTTGCGAATATCTTCAAAATCAGGATGCTTATCCATCAATCGCTTTTCAGCATCTTTACGAAGTAGTTCTTGCTCACGAGCTTGTAGTCTTTCAAGCTTCTCTTTTAAGTCTTTAGATTTCTCTTCAGCCTGTAAATGAGAAACAGTTTCTACAACTTCGTAGACATCAGGATACTCTTCTCTAAACTTTTCTAAGTCTTCTTGAGATTTAGGAGCTACATAATTAGGTCTGTTTTCAGCAGCCTGTTCTAATAACTCTTGTTCTCTAGACTTAAATTCATTTAACTTAGAGTCATAATGTTTTTTCAAGTCGTCATAGCGTTTCTTGTAGTCTGGTCGCTTGTAAGGTTCGTCTTTTGGAGTCTCCTCTTGAGCTGCCTGTTCTACAGGTTCTTCTATATTAGCTTTTGTTTTTGCTCTGGGCTTTTCGAAAAAAACTCCATTTGCATCTTCAAAACCTACTTCATCTTCTGTATGCCATGATTTGTTCATGTTGTAAGGATTGGCATTTTCCTCTTGTACTTCTGTAGTCATATTCTTCTCCTACGGGGGCTTCGTTCACAAGGTAGCTCTATGTCGACTAGAGGGCTTGTATGTAAAGGTAGCCTTTCGGTTTATAAAATGATAGGGTGCTTATGACATAAGGTAGCCCTACCGTTAAGTTTGTTTAGCTTTGGACGTGTCTTCCAGTTCGGTTGTCAAGCATCATTTTAGATTTAATACTTTTAGATATTTCATCTTCATCTAATAATCCTTTACCACCATTATCTACAGTAGTTTTCACTACTCTAATATCCTGTTTAGTTGCAGGTTTTTCAACCTCCATTTCAACAGTATCTTCTTCAGGTTCTCCACCTTCAGCTAAACCTTGTCTATCATCTGCTTTCATTTCTGCATCTTTCATCATCGCCATTAAGTTGTCGGCTCCGATTTCTTCTACAGCTTTAGCAGTAAAGACAAATTCTCCATCAGATAACCTTGCGGGTATGCTGTCAGAGACTCCTGAACCCGGACCTTCAACAGGACCAGACCCA